GGCGGACCCGTCGGCGAGCACAGCAGCTCCGTCTTCGTGATGACCGTCGAGGTCTCGGCCCGCCACTCGTGGGCGTCCATCGCGGCCTTCATGCCGTCGAACGCCCACGGCGGGATCGACACCGGCCGCAGCGCACCCGACGGCACACCGTTCGAGGCTTCCCGTGCGATCGTCACGCCGGCTGTACGGCCACCAGCGAGGCCGGTGCCGAGCCGGGAGATCGCCACCTGCTGACGTGCGGTGATCTCCTCCTCCGGTGACGACCACGTCGGCGTCAGCCGGGCGTAGCCGTTGGCGTCGATGTCGACACGGCGAGCGACCAGGCGTTGCAGCGAGGACGTGCCATCCCAGCCGGGCACCGAGTGTCCGTCGCCGAGCACCGGCCACGACCCCGGATCGTCCTCCGCCGCAACGGTCACCGAGTCCCGCTGGCCGAGCGTCGCAAGCATCATCGTCCCGAACTCGGTCGCAGCAGCCGATGTCGCAGCGTTCGATGACACCGGGATGATCCTGGCGGTGCCGGTGCCGCCGTCGGACACATCGAGCACGCCCTCGGCCCACTGCACCCGCACGATCAGCTCGCTCACCGCCGCCTCGCTACGTCGACCTGCGAGAGCTGCGAGTCGCCCCACGACGGCGGTGACCCGGGCGTCGTGTGATAGTCGCCGCGCTCGCCTGACGGCCACAGGTGCAGCACCCGCGACGACGGGTCCCCACCGAAGTCGCACACGCCCTGCGCTGCGAGCTGGCGGAGCCAGTCGAGGAGCGGATCGTTCACCCGTGCGGTGATGTCGTCTCGGGTGGCGAACGTGCCATGCGAGGTGATCGACCATCCCGGCAGACAGCCGTCAGCCTGAGCGAGCGTCAACTGAGTCTGGATCGCAGCCGGTGCGGTGAACCCCGGCGGCGAGGATGGCGACCACAGCGCCCGCCACTTGCCGCCATCGGTGAGTGCATCGCTCGGCCCGGTGTTCGCACCCGTGCGGGCGAGCACGTTGTCGAAGACCATCGACTCACGACTCGGTCCGTCGAGCGCCTGGTAGATGACCGCGGCGAAGCAGGTCGGATTGTTCAGGTTCGACGGGTTGCCCTCGACTACCTGATTCTCGATGCGGACACGGACGGCGTGATCCCCGGCCGACACGTTGCGCATCCCGGAGCCGTAGGCCTGCGTCCACTGCACAGCCGGCGACCGTTGACCGGCGTCGATGATCGCACCGTCGAACGCCAACTGGCCGAAGTCATCGGCGGTGAACACCGGGACGCACAGGCCAGCGTTGCACGGGAGCGTGAGGTGGAAGTACGAGACGGCGCTGGTGGAGTGCGACCCGTTGCCGTCGACACCGGAACCGCTGATCCACCCGGTGAACGTGTCGGGCCACCCCTCCGGCGCCCAACCGCTCTTGGCCGTCGGGGGCGTCCCCGCTGCACCGCCGAGCGGGTCGAGGTCCGCAGTGAACAGCGACCCGAGGTACACCGGCGTCGTCCACGCCGAGGTGTCGAGCTCCGGGTGCGTCCAATCGAACCGCACCTCGGTCGCATGCGGCAACGACCCGACGCCCGCAGGCGGTGCCACGACAGCATCAGCCCACTCTGCCAGCCAGTCCCGACCCTTGATGACCGTCTGCGTCTTCGCGTTGTCGGCAGCCGAAACGGTGCGCTCGACCTGCTCGACGCGGCCGGTGTAGTCCGCTGAGCCGTCGACCTTGAACCGGACGAGGGTGTCGACGTCGATGTCGGAGTACCCCGACCCGGTGCCCTGCGCTGGGATCGTCACGCTGAAGGCACCGGCGTCGTTCAGCTCCTCGCTGTAGGTGAGGTCAGAGACTCGCAGCCCCGCCTTGAGTGTCGAGCCGTCGGCCGCGAGCAGGTCGACGGTCGCAGCGCGTGCGGTCATGCCGGCGGACCACCTGGCAGCACCCAGTCCCACACGACACGCACCCCGACGCCGGGGATCACCGTGCCGATCTCTGGAGGCATGACGATCGCGGACCCCGACCGCGACGAGGCGCCGACGTACGGCTCGAAGGTGAACGACTGCGTCGGCGTCGCGTTCTTCGACGTGGCCGCAATGGTGTGCATGACGCCGAGGTTCACCGCCAGCTGCTGCACACGGTTCGACGCTGCGACACCCGCGATCGAGCAGTCGTCGCGGACGATCATCGCGATCTGGGCTCGTAGTCCGTGAGCCTTGCGCGGCATGCCGACCAGGCCGTCGATGACCTGACGGTCACCACCGGTCAACTGCTCGAACCAGAGGTCCATCGGGCCTTCGCCCTGGAACTTCATCGCAGCGTTTGGGAACGTCGTCGATGCCACGACGATCTTGCCGAACGCGTAGGACGTGTCGAAGCCAGCCATCAGCCGAGCAGCGCCTGAGCTCGTCGAGCAGCCCGCACCAACTGCGTCGGCGTCGCCTCCGGTGTCGATGCCTCGATGCGTTCGACGCTGATCGAGATGCCGCCGCCGTTACCGCCGACGACCGCACCGCCTACAGGTCGGCCCTGCACCGGCGGTGCGGTCGGGCCGACGACACCGCCAGCGGCGAAGCCTCGCCACTCGCCGTCGTTCAGCGAGGAGAGCAGCCCGTAACCGACACGCTTCGCGGCTTCCTTCGTGACGACGAACTCGCCCGGCGTCAGCAGCGCCGGGACGCTGTCGGTGTTGCCGACACCCGCGATGACGCCACCGGCAGCGAAGGCTGTCCAGATGTTGCGGTCGAGCCCGCCGACACCGTTGGAGCCGTACCACGGCGGACCACCGGGCACCGTGGCGCCCGAGGTCGGCTTCGGCTGCGTCTGGCCCTGGCCGGTCAGGTTGCGCCACAGGTCGACACCGCCGAGGATGCGGACAGGCACGTTCACCGGCGAACCGGCCTGCCGCTTCCGCCAGGCGTCCATCTGCGCTGATGCGCCGACGGTGCCAGCGTTCACCGGCACGTTCGCGTCGTCGGCCTCCGCTCCGTTCTTCCACGTCGACAGGTCGGTCGACGCCTGCGACGTATCCGCCGACACGTCCACGGACGCGCCGAACGAGCCGGCCCCGAACGAGCCGGCGAGACGCGCAAGGAAGTTCGGATCGGACGGGTTTGCCAGGATTGCCTGCGACTCCGGTGTGAGACCGATGCCGACCGGCACCGTTGCGGGATCACCACCGGCCAGGCCCGCCCTCCACGCATCGATACCTGCCGACGCCGGATCGGTGTTCGAGATGACCGCCTGCACGATCGGGTTGTTGATCGCCCCGTCCTGCACGTCGGTCACCCACGCCGAATACAGCGCCGCAGCGTTCTCCAACGACCCCGGCCCGCCCTCTGCGACCTGTGCAGCGACTGCGATCTCGATCTGCGGTCGCCCGAGTGAGTCGACACCGGGACCGAGGTTCTGAATGAAGTCACGCAGCAGTTGAAGCTTGGCGCGTGCTTCCTCGGCGCCGGACAGCATGATGGCGGTATTGACCTGGTCCGGTGTCAGTCCGAGCGTCTCGAGGTATTGCTGGGTCTGCTCGTCGTTCAGTCCGAGCTGTTGCGCTTGGCGGACGTACTCGTCTCGGAGCGCGGCGGCCCGCATCTGCACCTGGTCGGCTGTCTCGCCTTGTTCGACGAGCCCGGCGAGGTAGGTGCGGTTGGCGTCGCCTGCTTCGACGAGCGCCCGCACCGACGCAGCCTGCTCGGTCGTGTATCGGCCGAGCGCCAACTTCGTCAGATCGATGTCCTTCGGCAGTGCAGCGATCTGCGTGCCGAAGTCGCGTATCTGGTCGCCCATCTTCGCTGCGTTGCCGATGGCGTCATCGGCGACGGTCGACAGGTCGAGGGCGTCCGCGAAGCCCTGAGCCCCAGCCTTGGCCGCGTCCTGATCGACTCGCAGCAGCTTCAGTCGTGCACCGTAGGCGTCGAGCGACACCTTGAGCGCGTCGATCTGCTCAGCCGCCTCGGCGTTCTCCGCTGTGGCGTCGGCCTGAGCCTGCTTCGACACGCCGACCGCCTTGGCATGCTTCTCGACCGCAGCCCGGTTGTCGTCGATGAACTTCTTGTTTGTCTTGTATTGATCACTGGCGCGATCGAGCGCACCGTTCGCCTGCTCCATCGCATCGAGGAGGTCGAGCTGCGCTTGCGGCCCTTGAGCATCGCCCAACTGATCGAACGCCCGCTGCACCTGTTCGATGTCGGCCTTGACGTCCGTGCCGACGATCGACACCTCGGCGCCGAACTCCTGCCACAGGTTCTGGATGCGCAGTGTGTTCTGTTCGGCGCCGACAAGGTCGGCGAAGCTGTCGACCACCTGCTTGCTGCCGCCCTTGGCGCCCTTCTCCAGTTCCTGGAAGGCGAGCGTCAGATCGTCCAGTGCCGCCGCTGACTCTTTCGCTCGACCAGCACTCTCGTTGATGAGGGTGAAGGCAGCCTCGGTGACGGCAAGCGTCGCAGCGGCGAGGCCAACACCCTTCATGGCTCGACCCAGACCGTTGAGCGACCGCGTGCCGTCGGCACCGACCGTCGTCAGAACGTCCCGGAACTTGATGAGTTGACCGGCAGCAACGGTGATCCCGCCTACGGCGCCGACCGTGAGCGCCCCGATGGCGCCGATCTTGCCGACCGACTCGGCAAGCGCCGGGTTCATCTCCGTCAGCGACTTCGCACCCGACGCTGCCGCGCCGGCCAGACCGCCGATCACGTCGATCGCGCCCTTGCCGACCGACTCCTGGATGTCGCCCAGGTTGTTCTTCAGAATCTCGACCTGGCCGGAGAACGACTTGCCCTCTTCCTCGGCGAAGCCGCCGACGGTCGAGCGCAGACCATCGACAGTCGCGCCGAAGGCGTCGGTCTTCGCATCAGCCTCATCGATCGAGATGCCGTAGCGGCGCAGTCCGCCCGTCGACCCGTCGACCGACTTGCCGACCGCCTTTGCAGCATCGTCCAGGTCGACGCCCATCTTGCGGGACAGGTCCACGACCAGCGGCGTCAACGTCTTGACCTGCTCCTCGGTCAGACCGAACTGGATCAGAACGGACTGCATGCCGACGATGGCATCACCGTCGGCAGCAGTCACCTGCTGCAACGACTGCGCATAGTCGGACAGCGCCTTGCCGCCCTCGGAGTAGGTCTGCGACGAGTTGCGGATCGACGAGCCGAACTTCCGCTGGTTCTGCTCGGCCTCGTCGAACGCCTGCGCAGCCTTGTACAAGCCGACACCGACGACCGCTGAGCCGGCGACCATCCCCGCGCCCCACGTCGTCATCTGCGCACCGACGCGGTCGAGCTTCGACTCCATCCGCGACAGGTTCTTGTCCGCGGACGCGCCCACAGCCTCCAGGCCCTGGACGGCACCCTTCGCGTCGGCGTCGATGACGAGACGCAGAAGTTCAGTCGTCGTCGCCATCACACCCCCACATGAACGAGCATCTGCAAGTCACGGAGCCTCTGACGCTTCGTCACGTCAGGAGGCCACCCGAAACGAGCCAGGCAGTAGGTCACCCATCCGTCCCCGGATCGAGGGCTTTTGGGTCGATGTCCAGCGAACCCGCCGACGAGTCGGCCGACGAGTCTCGGCTGTCGTCGAAGTCGGGCATGTCCGACTCGATCTGGTGGAACAGCTCACCGGCGAGGATCTGCTCCACCGTGATCGGCGCCGGTTCGGCACCCGTTGCGTCGCAGCACACCTCGTAGACGACCCTGGCGATCTTCGCCCGGTTCGCCGGTGCAGCGATGACCACCATCCACGGCAGGTTCACCCGGTCCTCGATCACCTCGAGCTGTTCGAGGGTCAACGAGTTGAGCGCCACCGGGCCGTTCGGTGTTTCGCACACGAACGGCCCGGCGACGTCAGCCGAGGAAGCGCCTGGGTCAGGGAACGCCACCTCAGACCTTGTAGACGGTCGTCGAGGCGGCCCAGTTCAGCGTCGTCGTCGCCGCGTTGTCGACGGCGACATCGGTCGACACGTCGAAGGTCGCCGTCCCGTACCAGTAGCCCTTGCCGCCGCCGGAGATCGGCTTGCGGGTGTTGGCGTCGGTGTCATCGACGTACTTGTAGAACTTCCGGGCGACACCATCGGCGATCGTGTAGATGTCGTTCGACTCGTCGTCGTAGAAGCCGTCAGCGGTGCCCGACGCGTCAGCGAGGCCGGCGATGTAGACCTTCGTGCCGTCACCGAAGGCGGTGACGTCGGTCTTGTCGCGGGTCCCGTTGATCGTGTAGTGCTTCATGAACGCGACCTTGGAGGCCGAGCCCGACGCGCCTGCGGACGCGTCGGCGTAGAGGGCACCGTTGCGCCCGGTGATGCGTGCCATGTCTGTCTCCTGTGTTCAGGGGTCGATGCCGAGACGGGTCAGAGCCCGCACGGCGTGGGATGCGAAGGTGCGATCGGAGACCGCTTCCTGCGCTTTCAGAGCGGCGGTGTGCCGCTCGGTCGGATGAGCGAGCGCCCATCGGATGAGGTCGCCCAGTTCCTCGGGCGAGTCGAAGGTCGGCAGCATCGGGAACAGATCGTCGCCCTCTGGCCGTGACTGGCGAGCGAACCATGTGCCGCACGCTGCGAGCTCCACCTCACGAGGTCCGATCGCCCAACCGTCACCGGTCGAGTGCTCGCCGTGGATCGAGTACCGGTAGACGTTGAAGGCGGTTGCCGACCCTCGGTAGATGTCGGCGGTCGTGTCGTTGTCGACGCAAGCGGCGAGGTCGTCGTGGCGGACGAAGCGGCGAAGCGGTGACCCCTCCGCGAGTCCCGCCCACTGTCCACCGAGCGTGAGATCGATGCCGGTCCAGTCGACCCGCTCCATCCACTCGACACGGTTCGGGAACCCGGTGCCGACGAAGCAGCAGTCAGCCGAGATGGTGGAGGAGCCGGGGTGGTGGACTGTCGGGTCGTAGGCGTGCGGGACGTAGTACGTCGGTGCGATCTGGGCGAACACCGCCTGATGCGTCGGGTCGTTCAACAGGATGAGGTCCGGTTCGGCCACCTGCGCCATGAGTGCCTGGCCGTCGTCCTCGTACGGCGACTCCGTCATCACCAGCACCAGCGGGCAGCGCAGCTCGGCGAGCGTCGGCCAGTAGAGGTTCGCTCCGTGGACGACGATCACCACGTCTGGGCGGTAGCGGTAGGTGAACCCGAGGAGGTCGAACGTCGCGAGCTTCGTCGCCTCCGCCAACGACAGCGACTTGACCGACCTGCCATCCTCGATGACCTCGGCGTCAGCAAGGAACCGGAGCCGATACGACAGGTCCATGCGGACCACTTCGACGCCGACCTCCGTGAGTCCCCTGCACCAACCTCGATAGACGTCTGCGGTCGACCAGGTCGCAACCGGGCCGACCACGACCGCCCGTGTCAACCGTTGAACACCCGACGGATCGCCCGACCGTTCTCCTGCCGGAAGATGCGAGCCACGACAGGCTCAGCCGCATGCACACCCTCGGACCAGACGTGCTGCGCCTTCAGTCCGCCGGCGTTGCGGGCATACGGTCGGAACGATCCGTCGACGAAGCGCAGCATCTTGATCCGGCCCTTGCCGAACGACAGCGACTGGCGCCCTTGACCGAAGGCATTGGCGATGAACGCTGAGCGTGCCGCCCTGGTCCCACCCGCAGACTTCGGCGCGACAGCGTGGGACTTCACCCCATCTTCGAGCCAGTGCATCGGGCCGAGCGCCCGCACATAGACACGCTTGCCACGCATAGCGAAGTTGACGCCGACCTTGCGGTTCTTCGTGCCCGACAGGCGCAGATCGCCGCCGGTCGCTGGGCGAGCCTTGGCGAGCACGGCGACCTTCACCGCCATTCCCGACTGCTTCAACGTCTCGACCTGCGTGTCGTCCACAGCCCTCGACAGCAGTGTCAGCTTGCGTTCCAGTTCCCGAGGCGACGATGACGTGCCCATCAGCGCATCACCTCGATCGTCACGTCAGCCGACAGGTACTGAACGCCGGCCGAACTCAGCAGTGCGTACTCTCCGACACTGACGACCGTGCAGTCGTCCACGGTCCCGTTGAGGGTGCGGTCAGCGTCGATCGCCGCCCACACCGACACCGTTTCGTGACGATCCACAAGCCGATCGAGAGTGGCGAAGTCGTCATGTCGTGATGCCACCTGAGCGTCGATGGTGACCATGTCGCCGTCGAACGCATCACGGATGAGTCGGAACCCCAGCACGGTGAAGCTCGGCACCACCGGAGCGTCGACCGGCGACCCGTAGGCGACGATGTCACCGAGATGCTCACCGACCCTCTCGGCCAGTGCGTCACGGACCTCGGCGAGAGTTGCAACCATCAGGCGATCCCGAACGTGGAGACGTGGCGGTACGGGTCGAGCAGCTGGCGAGCCCTGGACGGCATGTCGTTTCGGGTGTAGGCGACACCGAAGTCAGCACCGCCAGCGACACCGAGCGGAGCGTCACGCAGCTTCACGAGCTCAGCCACGACCAGCCGACATGCTGCGGTCACCTCCGCCGGCACCGTCGCCCACCCCCAGATGCCGGTCACCTCGATGAGGTCAGTGCGGGTCGTTGCGCTCGGCGTCGGGAACGTCCCGGCGAGCAGTCGGATGTGCGTCCGCGGCCACCCTCGCACCGGCGACGACAACTGGTAGTCGGTGGATGCGATCGTGGTCGCCCAGGCGCCTGACCCGTCGTCGGTCTTGACGGTCGTCACCGACGCCACGTCATCGATGTCGAGGTCGGTGCCGCCGACAGCGTCGTAGGTGCGGGCCGACGGAGAGGCGTCGAGGTAGAAGCGGCGACCGGTGTAATTTTCGATGAGCCTCGATGCAGCGGTGACGCAATCGTCGATGAAGTCCGTCGACGCCGAGATGGACTGGCCGACGTAGGCGACCGCTTCCTCCGACAGGAGGTACCCGTTCGTGATCGTCACTATGTCACCTCCATGCCACAGCTCGAACATCAGGACCGGCCACCTCGACCACATACCGTCTGAACGACCAGTCGAGTGTCTGTGCGAGCACCGTCGGATCGACGTTCTCGTAGTGCTCGCCTTCGCGTACCCCGCCACCGTCGAGCGCCGAGTGCGGTGCCCGACCTGGACCGGCAGCGGTGAAGATGAGGACGCCGTCGACATCGAGGAGGTCACGGGCGTAACGGAGATGCAGCCGCCAGTCAGGTGCGTGCTCAGCGACCTCGAGATGGCAGATCACGTCGAACGGTCCAGCATGCGGGTCGTAGGCGAGGAAGTCGCCCACCCAGGTGACACCGTCGCCGGGGTAGAGATCGACAACCGTCCACGTCGAGTCTGGATGGAACACCGAAACGGGTGACCCGTTGATGTTGCGGCCACCGATGTCGAGAGCGTCCACCGGTCCTCCCGGCGCCCAACGCTGCACCCACTCCATCACCTCCGGATGCATCACACGACCTCCGGTTTGCGCCACCACACGACGTGCACCACCACTGCAATCAGCAGCCACCGGTCGGGGATCACCGTTACGGCGCCCAGCGCCATCAGCGGCCCAGCAGCGCTCTGGTAGAGCCTCACCGAGTCGGTCGCAACCAGCAGCTGCGCATAGGCCAGAACGAGCAGAACGAGCAGGGCAGGCGTCGGATCGAGTAGCGCTGCCAGCGTCACGCCCCACGGTGCGACCATCAGCCAGGCGTCCCGCCAACGGCCTCGATGATGTTCGAGTGAGGAGCGGATCGGATGCTCGTGCACTCGGCGCAGCACCGGCTGAGCCGTCACTCGGTCCAACGTCGGGCGCCTCCACGCCACTGCGATCGCCACTGCGAGCAGACCGATGAGCGGGACCGGTGACCACACCCACAGCGCCACCCATACCGGCGTCGTCTCCTTGATCGCCGCCGCTACCAGCACCGCAGCGATCGCCAAGGGCCACCAGCCTGCGCCGAACGCTGCGGCTGCCACCATCCCCGCTGCCAGCGCTGGGACGTCCACGCCGACTGGGTGCGTTCCCTGTGGTCCCCACACTCCTGGCAACGCTGCCAACATCACCGCCACAGCGACTGCTCGATGTATGCCGAGCCCTTCGCCGTGCGCCCACCACACCGCCGCTGCCGCCATGACCGCCCAGGAGGTCACCCACAGTGCCGACCACCTGCGCATGTTCGCCTTGCACACCATCGGCGCCAGCCAGCGCCAGCAGAACGGTCGGGCGACCTGTTCACCCTGTCCCGCCAGGAGGTACCTGGCGGCATCTGGACCGATCACGCCGAGTGGGCCTCGAAGCATTCGGGTGACACCGGATGCGTCCTGGCATCCTCGGGCCACCACACCTTCGGACCCTTGTGGTGACCGACGTGCAGTGTGGTGTCGACGTGTACGTCGTGGCCGGCATCGCGAGCTCGGAGGCAGAACGAGATGTCTTCACCCATCACCCATTCACCGGCAGGCGTGTGGTGCACGTCGTAGCCGAACCAGGCGTTGGGCGACCCGTTCGCCTGGTCCCGCATGTCGGCCAGCACGTCACGGTGAACGACGAGACACCCGGTGCCGGTCGCTGCCACCTCAGCCACCTGATCCTCGACGTAGTCGAGCATGACCCTGGTGACCGAGTCGGTGTCGGGGATGAACATGGTCGGGATGGCGCCGTCTGCTGTGACCAGCACGCACAACGCACCGAGGGTCTGAACGTCACACTGGATCGCTCTGGCGATCAGCCGGTGCAACGTGTCCGGGCTGAACACCATGTCGGTGTCGCAGAACCACAGCCAGTCGCAGTCGGTGTGGTTGTCGAGGAACTCGACCACCAGCCGGTTGCGTGCCTTGGCGAGGTTGCCCGACGCCTCGATGGCGACGTAGTTGTGCAACAGCCTCAGGTCGAGCGGCGTCGGTGATTCCGGCGCACCCAGCGACTCCCACACCTGTACCGCACGCTCCCGGTCGTAGATGTCCAGCTCGACGTAGGACCGCAGGAAGCGTGTCGAGATGTCGTGACCTGATGAAGGGAACGCGAGGAGTACGCGGCCCGGATGATCCATGAACCCTCCACGGCAGCAGGTGACGGCAGTAGGGACCTCGGGCTGCGCTGCCGTATCGCAGCCCGAGGTCCCGTTACTGGGTCGCTCAGGTAAGGACCTGCTTGAACCCGGTGCCCTGCAAGACGCAGGACGCCACCGGGTAGCGGCCAGCGGTGAACGCCGAGTAGCCGAAGGCCACCATGCGCACCGACAGCTGATCGGCCAGCACCTCCTCGAGCTGGAGCCCGACGGGCGCACCCGCGTCCTCCATGAAGAGGTTGTCGGCCCGACGGGTGACGATGATCCGGTCCTCGTCGGTGGACACACCGAGGTTGATCGGGACACCGGCGTCGGTCACGACCGACACACCGGCGACGGAGCCGACGGTGCCGTAGCCCGCAGCGGACCCGTTGCCCTGAGCGTTGAAGCCCGGACCGTCGATCTGCACCAGCGGGCGACCAGCCGTGTCGGACTGGGCACACAGCCACGCCCACCGGCGAGGGTGCATCACGATGAGGTCAGCAGCAGCGAACCTGGAGGAGTTCACCTTGCCGAGTGCGTTGTGGAGCGACGCCACCAACGACGCACCGGTCGTGCCGGTCCACGCAGCGGTCTGCACCGAGGTCGTGTTGAGGACCCCATAGTGACCTCCGCCGGAGCCATCGCCGCCGATGGCCGAGACGTTGGTCTTCGTGGCGTACTGCTGGTACAGGTCACCGAGCAGGATGTCAGCGATGCCGGTGCCACGGTCGATGCTCTGACGGGACACGACCTGCTGGCCGGCGAAGGTCCGCACGGGAACGACGAGGTCGGAGGTGGTGTACGTCTGGTTCGTCACCCCCGTGTTCTGCGTCTCCTGCGCCGACACCGACGTGCCCGTCGCACCCCGAGGGATGGTCAGGTTCATGCCGTCGGCGGGCAGAGCGACCTGGCTGACGTTGCTCAGGAACGGACGACCGCTCACCAGCACCGGAGCGAACTGCGCCGTCAGGTACTGCGGGACGACGAGCCCGCCGAAGTTGCCGGTCGTCGAGCGGTACTCGGCGAGGGCCTCGTCACGGGCGCGGGCCAGGCGGTTCGACGCCTCGGAATCCCGGTCGAACCGGGCACGCATCGCGTCCCGGAAGAAGTCGTGGTCTCCGTCGGGGCGGTAGGTGCGCTCCTCGCGGACGACACGCACCTCGGACACGCCGACCTCGCGGCGGGTCGCAGCGGCTGCGTCGCGACGCTCCTCGAGCTCGACGAGGTCCGACTCGCGGACCTTGAGCGCATCGAGACGCTCATCGATCGAGCGCAGCTCGGCGCGCGCGGCGTCGAACTTCGTGGCCTCGTCCGCCGACAGCTCGGAGCGCTGCTCGGACTCGGCCGACTCGATGATGGCGTCGAGGGCTTCCTGTGCGGCGTCACGCTCGATGAGCGCAGCAGCGATCAGGGTTCGGATCTGCTCCAACATGGGTCACCTCCTGAGGTGATGTTGTGGGGTTTGAGTTGGGGTGCCCCGTGATGACGTGTGCGTCTCCCGTGGTGGCACCAGAGGTGCTCCGACGGTCAGATGCGGCACGGACAACCGGCGTGGCATGGACGTCGCTCAACGGCGACGAGACTTGTCTGCCTGTGCTTGGCGCTTCGCCAGCTCCAGGCTGCGGACGCCTTCTGGCGTCTCGCTCTCTGCGGCACCGCCACGATGTGCGACCTGCACGACCGTGGCGGGGTTCGCGGGGTAGGTCACGACCGACACGTCCATCGCCCGGAACTCGTCGATGCGGCGGGTGTCGCCCTCCCATGACTCCCGACCGCCGACGACGTTGAACCCGAAGCTCATGGCGTCGAGATCGCCACGCTTCAACGCAGAGATCAGTTCAGCGGCCTTCGGGTTCGCGGGGTCGAGCGGTGCTTCGACGCGCAGGCCGATGTCATCGCTCGTCACGGTCATCGTGCCGACGCCACCCTTGGAGCGGGCGAGAGGGACTCCGCTGTGGTTGACGAGCAGTCGGATGTCGCCATCCTTCGCCGTCTTCGCTCCAGCGCCACGGGTGATGACCTCCATCGAGGCGCCCACCGGGTAGGGGAACTCGTAGACGGTGGCGTATCCGGCCAGCACCGTCTGGCCGTCCTCAGTCGTGCGCAGCTCGATGTCTGACACATTCCTGCGCTCGACTTCGGGCGTTGCACCGTCATGGCGTTCGTCGCTCATGGTGCTCCTTGTGGCTCAGCGACCTTGCGGTCGAACGTGTCGCCGCTGTCGACGGGCGTCAGGTCTTCCAGGTCACGCATCTCGTTGACGCTCAGCAGCGGTGTGCCGGAGATGTCACCGATGCGAGAGGCGATCTCGTAGGACTCGTACCGAGTCTTCAGGTCAGAACGCAGCACGGCATCAACGTTGAACTTCACCCGTTGCGGCCGTGGGATCAGCGTCGACAGCGCCGCTTCGATCGGCACCAGGTAGGGCATGAGCCCGAACGTCAACCAGTCCGCAGCACGCTGCTCACGGTTCGCATACGTGACGCTGGAGCCGGAGGATGCCCCACCGATCATCTCGGGTGGGACGCCGTAGATGCGTGCGATCTGCTCGACGGTGAAGCGTTGAGCGTCGAGGAACTGCGCCTCGTCGGGGCTGACCTGCACCCGCTCGTATCGCCATCCGGCTCCCAGCACCGCCGGCTCTCGGGTGCCGGACGTGGCCCGCACGAACGCAGCCTTCGCCGCTCCAGCCTGTTCAGCGGTCAACTCCGACTCGGCGTAGAGCAAAGCGTTGGGCGTGCCGCCCTTGGTGAAGAACTGCCCACCGAAGCGTTCCGCTGCGAGTCCGGCGCCGATCGTGTACCGGGCATGGTCGATGGGTGACATGCCGAACGGGACACCGGGACGGGTGAACAGCGACACCGACCACAGCCGGCCGGTCGGGAACCGCTCGACTGGTCGACCATCCACACGCACTCGCCACGAATCACCAGACGGCGTCCACGACACACGACCGGGATCGAGTAGCTCCAGTGAGGTCGGCCACCCGTTGCCACCCGTGGAGGACACCAGTGCGTAGGCGTTGCCGTCGGTCAACAGAGACACCCACATCTGATGCAGCCACATCGGCAGCGTCACGTCAGGGAACGGAGCGTCGAACAGTGACGACCCGACCTCGACCCGGTCCGTGCCCGACCCTCGGAACACGTCGAGCGGCAACGTCGAGCCGACACCGGAGATCAGCCGGATGCACGCCCACACCGCGGAGAGTCGCATCGCCGTGTCGGCATCCACAGCGACCTGGCCGACGTCACTGAGACGACGTTCGTTCACCGCCGCGATCACATCCCCGGCGGAGATGGACCGTGTCTCGGGTCGCAGGAACAGACCCATCAGCGGCCCGTCCGCTCCAACAGGAACCCGGCAGCGACCAGCGTCACGCCGGCCATCACCAGACCGAAGGTCACATCGACCGTGAACGCTGCGGCCACCACGACCGCAGCACCGAACATCTCGAGGAACGTCGACAGCATCCAGCGACCTCCCTCAGTAGGCGAACACCGGCTTGATGACCGGAGCGGCAGCTTCGACCGGCAGCAGCGCCCTGGCGCCGGTCACGACATCGAGGGGTGACAACGGCACGGATGCTTCCCGTGCATCCCATGCGAACCCGTCACCCAGACGGCGTTCCTGGGCGACATGCGCCGCCTCGTCGAGCGGGAACTGGTCCGCCAGATGACGCACCTGGCCTTCGTTGACCGCAGCGAAGAATCCACCGCAGGCGTCCTTCCATGACGAAGCGTTGATCGTCACCAGACGATCCGCACTCACACCCGCCGACCGGAACGCATCCAGCACCGCCGGTACCTGCGCAGCTGTCGGTCCGGCGTGATTGCATCCAACCGCAATCGGGTCCCAGGTGTCGATGAGCTCCACCAGTCGAACCGGCATCCACGCTGTGCCACGGCGATGCTCGATGACCTCGACGTAGGCGTCGCTGATGGTGCCGTGACCGATCCCGATGGACGACCATTCGCCGTCGAGTGAGACCGCAAAGCACAGCGTTGGTTCGCCGGGATGCACCTCCGGTGCGTCCCTCGGGTCGACCATCGTGGCCTTCCATGCATCGGCTGGGATCTTCGCCAAGGCTGTCGATGTCGACGGCGGGTCCCACACGCCGAGGTGCTCACGGGCGAACCCGTCGGCACCCATGCGCAGCAGCTGCTCCTCGAGGAACTCCATCCCCTGACCTCGACCCGACTTGATCGCCGGGTTCGCCATCACCCACAGCTTGCGGTCCGACACGTCGACCTGCGACTGGACGACCATGCCGTCGTCGAGGCTCACCTGCTCGGCGGTATGGCCGACGTAGCCGAACGAGCCGGGGCTGTCGCTGAGCGCACGGCGACGGACCGACCACCACCACTCCGACCGGCCCGAGATCCCGGACGTACCCATGATGTTCATCTGCGGGTTCGAGTTCGCCAGCAGCGTCGGGCTCACCGCTTCGAGGTGCTCATGCGTTGCGTGCTGCGCCTCGTCCACCACCAGGCGGGCGATGTCATCGACGCCACGACCACCGCCGCCGGTGCGGGTGCGGTACCAGATGATCCCGTCATTGCGCATCTCGATCATCTGCTGGCCGGTGCCCTGCCATTTGCGCTTCACCCTGGAGCGGAGATCCTTGTGTTCCAGCACCGACAGCATCCGCTGCTGTGCCTGCGACGCCAGGAGCACGGCGTCGTGGATCGTGTGCATGATCGCCTCGGCCCGCTGCACCAGCCCCCACAGCTCGACGACCTCGACCTCGTCGCCCTTGCCGTTCTGGCGAGGCATCTCCCGGCCGGTCGTCGCCGCCGCCCAACGACCATCGGCGGTCTCGGCCATCATCACCTCAACGGTCAGCCGCTGCGTCGAGTCCAGCGTCTTGCCGCTGTAGTGCTCCCACAGCTCGATCGCTGCGTGAGCCTCATCCAGACTTGCGGCGTCGGGAGGCAGCACCAGCATCGCCGGTGCGGGATCGGCGTCGAGACTCCAGCTGATCGACAACGGTCACCTCCGACGGAGACTCGACCGCCTCCAACGCAGCGCTCAACTGGCGGAGCTCCCTCGACAGCGCAGCCGCTTTCGTGCCGTCGTCCTCGACGGCGAGGAGTGCCTTGAGCCGGTCGTAGGTGGCCCTCAGATCAGCGACACGATCCACGGCGCCACCTCCGTTTGAGAATCGTTCTCACACAATTCAGCGCAC